GTTTCCTTATGGAAGCCCATACATAGTATTTTGATTAGTATATAAACAGTTTAGAAGACTGCACGAATCACGTGTGTCTCCCGTATCTGGTACTTACTCACACTATGTTGATTTCAGAAATCGAATTGATCATTTTCTGATAATGTTTTTAACCAAATGTTGTCAGATCTTGATATCCCACCAAATAGGATCTGTTCGATTGACGTCCGGTTCTATTTGTCAAATCTTGCTTGTAGATGAATTTGTGTGAGTATAAATTCACCTTATTCTATACGAGTAGAGAATCTTTTCTTCTGAACTTCGCTGTATTTCTATGCTCTTTTCTGTCAGAGCTATAACAAAATTCAGAATATACTCCTTGGCCAGTGGAGTTTAAAGTACTGTCTACAGTTACCGAACAGACTGTATAAGAACATGTTCATTTAGTTTTCAGAAATTGGATCTAGAAGACAGTCTTTCATTTTTTAATGGATTCTTCTCTTCATTTCCATCAAATAATTTCTACCTAACTTGTATACATTCTTAGGTAAATGAATGTATAGATCCTGTATGTATTTCCAATACAGTTGAAACACTGGAAACGTGTCGCTATCCACGTAAAATCTTTGCAATTCCTTAGCTTAGATGCTTTTGAACTTAATATAGATCCTGCTTTACATTGTTCGTATAGCCGAAGCGTTATAGGAGAGTTGTTCCGGCTCCTCTCCTGGAGGTCTAATGCGTAAATCCGTCGAGTATCCTACTTGCTAGCAGATTCTACTAGATCTGTGGATGTGAATGGAGAAAACGTGTATTAGTGTTACTATGAAATGTTAGAACTTACCTTTGTTTTAGCACAGTAGCACTGTACTTGTAGTATACCGCCCGTGGAACGAAAAAAGCCATTATAGAGCTTAGTACACTCTGGTCGCGTATAAACAATAGTATAGTATATCAATCTTTATTCTTGGTCATCAGACTCTGATCCTTTGGATGTCCCTTTAATTTTGTACACAATTATGAATAAAAAGCAAAATTGTAAAATTAATCAGCCGTCAAAGGTGTACTTGCATATGGAAGATGAAATAAATCATTTCATTGATGTAGATCCACTGTCTACAATTCCCATATGCTCTAACAACCAGTGGAAAGCACAGTCTCATGAGGCTGTGAAAACTTGGTACGATAGATATGGTATGGAATCTTTGAAGAATTTCTTTAGTGTTTCCAAAGATTCTTTCGTTTCAAGTGAATGGGCAATAAGTCAACTAGAGGATATTTTATTGTTAGTATATAATTTGTATACAGCAGAAAACCCCTATAAGATAATTGTCGCAGTTGTAACTTATTTCAAGTGTAGACTCGGGCCGAATACTAGTGCCATTAAATATTATGTTAATGCTTTTCAAAAGCAATTTCAGAGTATAATTGATTCACTTTTCTCAAGTAATCTCAATAGATTGCAGAGTAGTGTAGGGTCACCTTTTGAAGCACCACGTGATTTTCTCGATCACTACCAGACTTTGAAGAAGTCACCATTGTTTACAAAACTTTATAATGTATTATTATATTGTTTGTCTCGCAATGTTTTAGATGGCTTTGGAATTAATTTTGAATCTTTAAATTTTGAAAGATCAGAGAGTGAAGCTTTACGGCGAGCACATAGTTCGCAGTTAGGTTTCTTTGAACAAGTAGCAGATACTATCGTATTCTTGTGTGAAACTGGATATCAGATGTATAAAACTGGCTCTTTTGAGCCTATTTATCATTGTGGTACCAAATACACGAAATGGTATGATGACTGCGCTTGGTTGAGGGATAATTATCCAAAATTAGATGATTGTACATCATTTGGATTTTCATTTTCGGAATATTATGATAAGTTAACAGATTCTATTGAGAAGGGTGATGCAATTTATAAGCATGCAGTTAACATGTCATCTTGGGACAAAAAGGCGGTTCTTTTACAACTACAGCCTTTGAAAACTATATGTACAGAAATAGAAACATTATCTAATGCACGATTACCTCGGAAAACTCCTTTTTCAATATTATTGCATGGTGACTCTGGAATAGGGAAATCTACTTTGATAGAAATTATGTTTTCCATGTATGGGAAAAAGAGAAATTTACCTATTGATGGTCGATTTAAATATACCAGAAATGCTAATGCAAATTTTTGGGATGGATACATGCCGTCTCAATGGTGTTGTGTTTTAGATGACGTTGGTTTCCGCGAACCTCGCACTGCGGGTCAGGGAGACGTTTCTGTTACTGAGTTCCTTCAAATCATAAATCAAGTGCCTTTTTGTCCCGATCAGGCTGATTTGAGTCGTAAGGGGCGGACGCCATTTAAATCTGAATTTGTTGTTGCTACGACAAATGTCAAAGAATTAAATGCGTTTGCCTATTTTTCCCATCCTTCTGCTGCACAGCGGCGTTTTCCATACGTTGTAACGCCAAAAGTCAAAGAAGAGTTTTGTACAAATTCTTTGTTGGACACTCAAAAAGTTAGGAATTCTCATAATCAAACAGATTTACCAGATTTTTGGACTTTTACTGTTGAGAAGGTTATACCCCAGCCAATATGTAACAGCAAACAAAATGCTATTTACCGTAAGATCTTAGATGATGTAGGTATGAAGGAATTTTTGATGTGGTACAATGAGACAATAGATCAACACTGGATTAATCAAGAACAGGTCACGGATTCTGTGGATGTTATCCATAATATGGATTTGTGTAAATGTTGTAGTATACCTGTGTCATTGTGTACATCTAGTCCTGTGATACCACAGTCATTGAACATCAAATTACATGGTAGATGGTATCATTTGTGGTTGATGTTGTATATGTGGATATATTTTGCTACTGATATTTATTTTACAGTATGCAATTATATTCGAGCAATGCGTGATTCTTTCAAATGGTTTGTTGCTATTAAACGTTTTTATGACGACCCTGTGGAGGGCATAACAAATAGCAGAGAGTATTGGAGTAGACTTGGTGAGAGAGTTCGCCAAGAGATTGGAGATAATTCAACCTTGGTCAATTTAGCTTCTGCCGTGGCTGGAGCTGTTGCTCTCTATACAGGTGCCAAACTTGTATCGTATATATTTGGTTCCAATAATGGTGATAACTTGGATTATCGTTGTCAACGCTTTGAAGAAGCTACAACTTTTTATCCACCTGAGCCAAAAGAGAAAGAGAGAAATAATGTGTGGCATAATCCTCATATAGACTTAGCTCCTGTTCACATTAGCGATTCGAGTCGAGCCTTGCGTGGACAGGAGATGGTTTTGTCAAAGAAAATTGAAGAAAACATGATATGTTGTGAACTTTTATTTTCAGAAAGTAAAACTCAGTGTCGAATGGTTTGTATTGTTGATCAATATTATTTAGCTAATAATCATTGTTTACTGTACGATGATTTTGTTATGAATATATTTCAAAATGCAAATGTGTCAGGAGTGAATAGAAATATGTCTATCAAAATGTCACAAACTCAGATTTATAGAGATTTTAAAAATGACTTGGCTGTTATTAAAATACCATGTCTTCCACCACGACGAGATATCATAAAATATTTTCTTCCGTATGATTTTAGAGCTGTGATGAAGGGTGAGTATATTGAACTCGATGAGAATGGAGTTCGATCTCGAAATCCTGTATCTGGAATTTGCCATGGTGGATGTATTAATGCTCAAAATAAGTTCACAGTTGAGGTGTGGGCTGGAGTCACTGAAAAGCAAACTTTTGATGGTTATTGCGGAACACCTTTATTGGTGACTACACCGGAGGGGCCCGCTATTGCTGGTATCCATTGTCTTGGATCACGGGAAAATCATCATATAGGCTGTACAAAAGTTCCAAAAAACTATCTACAGAGTCTTGTGAACAATTTCCAACCTACTGTCGAGATTGATGACATAAGTATATGTTCAGAATCGATTCAGCGTGAGTTGGGAGAATTACATGATAAAAGTGTATTTCGATTCATAGAGCAAGGTTCTGCTAGTGTATATGGTTCTTTTGCAGGTTATAGACCTGCTCCTAAGTCGACCGTGAAGAAAACAATGTTATGTGACGATCTCTTGACTAAGGGTTATTTTCTCAATTATACTGCGCCTCTAATGCGTGGTTGGCGTCCTTGGCGCATAGCTGCATTAGATTTGGTGAACCCTATTTTATCTATGGATCAGTATGTCATAGATAAGGTTACAGAAGAATTTATTTTAGATATTATGTCGAATCTTTCTCTTGATGATTTAAAAACCGTTCATAAATATGATAGATTTACTGCTGTGAATGGCGCACCTGGTATTGCATATGTTGATGGTATAAATCGAAATTCTTCTATGGGTTTGCCCTATAGGAAGCCCAAACAAAATTATCTAAAGAAATTACCAGCTTGTGATCTTCATCCAGATCCGGTTGAATTTAATGATGAGGTTAATCGCAGAATAGACAAAATATTAGCCACGTATGCTTCCGGCAAACGCGCTAATCCAATCTATAATGCTTGTTTAAAAGATGAAGCTGTTTCTTTTGCTAAGAGAGAGAAAGGGAAGACGAGAGTCTTCTCTTCTGCTCCTGTGGATTTCTCTATTGTAGTGAGAATGTATTTATTATCGTTCGTTCGTCTTGTACAAAACAACAAGTATATATTTGAATCTTGTCCAGGTACAATCTGCCAATCTAAAGAGTGGGGTCAACTGAGAAGTTTTTTGACCCAATTTGGGGATAAGCGTATGATTGCCGGAGACTTTAAAGCTTTTGACAAACGCATGAGTGCACAAATTATGGAGGCAGCTTTTAAAGTTATTTCCTACATTTTAAAGGCTTCAGGAAATTATTCTGATGAGGATCTGCGTGTTGTTCACTGCATAAGTGCAGATGTCAGATTCCCATTAACTGATTTTAATGGTGATTTGGTGGAATTTTACGGATCTAATCCGTCGGGTTGGCCTCTCACTGTTATAATCAATGGTTTGGTCAATTGCCTGTATATGAGATATGCTTATGCTATTTTATCAGGAAATGATTCTGCACATGATTTTCGTAAAAATGTTGCACTACTAACTTATGGTGACGACAATATTATGGGAGTTCATAGCAGATGTAAATGGTTTAATCACACAGCTATTTCAGAAGTTTTAGGAGAGTGTGATATTATTTATACTATGGCTGATAAAAAAGCCGAATCTATTCCATATATACCTTTGAAGAAATGTGAATTTCTCAAAAGGTCGTGGAGATGGGATAAAGAAATTGAAGATTATTTATGTCCATTAAATCATGACTCTATAGAAAAAATGCTTACTGTATGTGTTCGAAGTAAAGTTGTAATACATGAAGTTCAAATGTGTGCAATTATTGATAGCGCATTACAGGAGTATTTTAACTATGGAAGAAAAGTATTTGATGAGAAACGTGATTTATTTTCTCAAATGATTATAGATCACGATTTGCAACAGTACCTTGTTAGGCCCTTACCAACATTTGATGACTTAATCGAACGTTGGAAGGAGGCTTCAGAAAATCTTTAGTCTGCCATATGGCAGGCATGGGCTAAAGTTGTGCAGTCCAATTGTAAATCCAAAATCAACCATGTGTGTATAGTTACTACTTTCTATGACAGTTTTTACGCCTACTATAATAGCAAGTGTGGATCACACATGAACTTCGCCAGAGCAACCCTCGAAGTCCCTATTTAGGGAAAGGTCCGGCTGAACCTAAAACAATGTCGTAACGGGATATTTGGCTTGGGAGAGCCATTATCTTGTCTATTTCTCCTGCTGAAACAAATAATGAAAATATTGCGATTGATGCCGCAAAACATGCATCATTGTTAGGTGCAAACCTACAACCCGAGTATGAGAAAAATGAAAATGTTGTTTTTCATAATCAAATACCCGGTTCTTCCATTTCTGCTGCAGATATTTCTGATGCAACTTTTATGGATGGACATACCACTGATACGGATCTTGCAAGTTTCTTGCAGCGTCCGGTCATTATTGATACCTTTACTTGGACAGAGGGTTCACGCTTGGACCGTTCTGTATCTCCTTGGTATCTTTTCTTTAACAAAGCTTCAATTAAGAACAAAACTCAAAATTTTGCTTTTATGAGATGCAAATTAAAGATTCATGTTCAAGTAAATGCTTCTCCGTTTTATTTTGGTAGAGCTTTAGTTTCCTATAGACCCTTGCCCTTATGGGGTGCAGATTCAACTGGATTTGGTGGAGGCGAGGAGGATACAGTATTGTATTCTCAGCGTCCATCCTTTTGGATAAATCCATCGAACTCACAGGGTGGAGATATGGAACTACCGTTTGTATATCACAGAAACTGGATAACATTGGCTGATCGTCCGCAATTGACTGAGATGGGGTCTATTAAACTATTTAGTCCTGGAACTCTCCAGAATGCCAACTCAGTGTCGGGATCAGATGTCCAGATAATTGTTTGGGCAATGGCTACAGATGTTGTAATGTCGGGAGCCACTGCTCTACCCCAGTCTACCCCCCAACCTATTAAAAGTTCGGATAAGGTTTCACGCTCTAAGAATAGATCTGGAAAGTCTAGATCTAAGATTATCCAAACTCGAAATAATGGACAATCATCTTCTGATGTCATAACTATATTAAACGATATTAATGGTGGTTTTAAGGATGAGTATGGTAAAGGTGTAATTTCTACCACTGCCTCAGCTATTGCTGATGCCGCCAGTGTAGTTTCTAGTGTGCCTGTTGTTGGTCCATTTGCGACTGCTACTGCTACTGCAGCTTCCTGTGTTGCAGGAGTTGCAGATTATTTTGGTTGGACTAATGTTCCAAATATAGCCAATACTGGATCTGTTAAAAATGAACCCTTCCATGCCTTTGCCTCTCCAAGTATATCTACTCCAGTTGAAAAATTATCAGTTGACGCGAAAAATGAACTTTGTGTCGATTCTAGAACAGTTGGTTTGGATGGCACTGATGAGTTGTCTATTGAGAGTCTGGTTACTCGTGAGTCTTATTTAACTATAACAGACATGACCGAAGCTCAAGCTGTTGGTACTAAGTTGTTTGCTTCCTTAGTTTTACCAGGATTGTGTAGGACTGCATCGGAAACCATAAATGGCCGCTCGTATAGCAAGCATTATTGTACTCCAATGATGCATGTGTCCAGAATGTTTAGATTTTGGCGTGGTGACATTTCTTTTAGATTTGTTGCCAACAAAACTAAATATCATTCTGGACGAGTACTTATTACATGGGATCCACTCCAATCTTCACCTTCTGGTACCAATCCAACAGAGACACATGCAGCAGTGTGGGATTTTTCTCAATCTGAAGAATTCGTTTTCACTATACCTTACAGTCAAGCAGATCCATGGTTGCAAACATATTTACCGGGATCGTCTGTTTCACAGTGGTTTAGAACAGATGGAAATAGTTTTGGCAGTGCCCATGTTGAAAGTGGTGAAACCGTCCTGATCAACAATGGACAACTTGTCATGACTGTCTTGACTCAACTTACTGGACCGGCTACTGGTGCCACTGTTGATATAATGGTTTTTGTTAGGGGTTGTCCGAATCTTAAATTCAACGACCCTGTGCAAGTTTCCAAATCGACAACAGCATGGCGTCCTCAATCATCGGTTGAGAGTTTAGACACTAATCAGATTTCTATTGAGAATACCGTTTCTGCATTATCGCTTGTCACAATGGGAGAAGATCATATCTCTCTCCGACCATTGCTACACCGAACAAACGAGTATTTAAAACAGACATTTGAGTCCGACACAACTAGCTTGATTAAATATGCCAATCATATTCTTCCAAGAATGCCACTAGTTCCTGGTTATGATTTGGATGGTTTTCACCAAACAAATCAAACTGGGAATCCAAGGTACAACTATATACCTCACACCGCTTATTCTTGGTTAGCCCCCTTATTCCTTGGAATGAGAGGTAGTGTAACTTATCATGTTAACGTTTCATCACCAGAATTGGTGGATAATCTAACTATTGCACGAGCTCATAAAACGTTGAGTGTTGCTGATTATAGTAGACACGATAATGTTGCAGTTGGTGTCAATGATTCTGTATTTAATGTCCATTTCATAGATAATGATGTGGATTCTGGCATGGCTGGTATGGCCGTGACCAATCAAAAAACACAAGCAGGTTTATCTGCAAACATACCTATGTATTCACGTTTTCGCATGATCCCAACAATGGATCGTGGAACTGGTAACTCTGAATATGAGACCCGAACTGATTCATTTAGAATTTTCGCTCGACTCAATCCAGCAGGATCTGGTAAAAATGCGAATTTGTCCTACATAACAACATATTATAATATGGGACCAGATTTTAATTTCTTTTACTTTCTGAATGTCCCAATTCTGTACGCAGCGGATCCGCCTTCGGCGATTCCGTAAGTACAGTTTTGTATCTATAAAATAAACTATATCGCACGGTGGTATAATTTATCTCGTCTATTTTTTAAAAGCGAGTTTTTTTACACAGTTTTTCCTCTGTCTCTAGTAGATGGTGAATAAAGGTGAAGATCGAAAGTTTTTCTCCAATTTGCCTCTACGGGGGCTCTGCGGATTTCTTTGGGAATCGTGACTTTATTCATCGGAAACTGAAATCGG